GTCAAGTATGCTGCGCCGAGTGCGGGGTGGTTTTGGCAGGCGCATAACTGTGACAAGTATGCCAACGCCAAGGACTACAACGGCCTGACCAAAGTCATCAACGGCGGGTTGTTTGGAGCCGAGCAAAGGGTGGCGTTCATGCACCAAGCCGAGCGTGTACTTGGCGCTTGATGTTTAAACAAGACAGTGAAAAAATAAGCCATGCCACTACAAAAAATTCTTTTCAAGCCCGGTGTCAACAGAGAGAACACTCGCTACACCACTGAGGGGGGTTGGTACGACTGCGACAAGATTCGTTTTCGTCAAGGCACGCCTGAAAAGATTGGTGGGTGGCAACAAATTTCCAGTTACACCTACGAGGGTGTTTGCAGGTCACTTTGGTCTTGGGACACTTTGGCCGGGGCTAATTTGGTTGGCGTTGGTACAAACCTGCTGTTCTACATCGAGCAAGGCGGGCAGTACAACAACGTCACGCCCCTTCGCAGCCAGCAAATTGGACTGAGCGGCCCCTTCACCGCCACCGCAGGATCAACAACCATCACCGTTACGGCCAATTCGCACGGTGCGCTGACCAATGATTTTGTGACTTTCTATGGCGCTCAAGCTTTAAGCCAGCAGACTTTTACCGTCACAATTGCCAGCCCAGCAGTGTTTACACCTGCGACTTATGTTCCAGCCAACGGCACGGCGGTTGTTTTGTCTACCACTGGTGCTTTGCCGACTGGACTAACTGCCGGGGTTCAATACTACGTTGTCAACAAGACCGGCACTACTTTCCAGTTAGCTAACGTGCCAAACGGCGTAGCAATCAACACTTCGGGCACTCAGTCAGGTACACACTCCGTCTATGTCAACAGCGGCATCACAGCCTCAGTGCTAAACAGCACATTCAAAGTAACAGTGGTAGATGGCAACACCTACACCATTACAGTTCCTGTACTCCCCGGAACTTACGACACGGGTCATGGTGGCAACCCAGTCAACGCTTACTACAACATCCACAGCGGTTATGAGCTTGCTCAGCCACTGACAGGCTGGGGCGCTGGCCCTTGGGGGTCAGGTGCTTGGGGCATTGGCACGTCGGGTACATCCGGCGCTAGGATATGGTCACAAAACAATTTTGGTCAAGATTTGGTCTATGCCTACCGTGGCGGCGCTTTGTATTATTGGAATGCCTACATAGGAGCGACACCAAAAGCTTTTACGATAACAATTGCTACCCCCGGCGTTGTCACGCTGTCTTCAGGTTCTTTGATTGATGGAACGGCTGTGGTTTTGTTGACAACTGGGTCTTTGCCGACTGGTTTAACTTCTGGTACTGTGTATTACACAGGCGGGGCCTCTGGAGGAACATGCAAACTTGCAACCTCTTACGCCAACGCCCTTGCCGGTACATTCATCACAACCACTGGCACGCAGTCAGGTACACACTACCTTTCGCCTTATGGCATTCCAGTTACTTCATTGGGCGGCGCATCAAATGTTCCGGACTACGTCAATATTGTGTTTGTGTCTGATGCCAGCCGGTTCACAATGGCGTTTGGATGCACACCTTACGGTGGTGGTGAACTTGACCCAATGCTTGTCCGCTGGACAGACCAAGAATCCGTAGCCAACTGGAAGCCGGAAGCTACCAATCAAGCAGGATTTATTCGCCTGTCGCATGGTTCTGAGATTCGCTCTGTGGTCCAAACCCGTCAAGAAATTGTGGTTTTGACAGACTCGTCTGTGTATTCGATGCAATACCTTGGTCCTCCTTACATTTGGGGTTCTCAACTGCTTGGCGACAACATATCTATCGCAGGCTATAACACAGCCATAATTGCATCCGGTGTTGTGTATTGGATGGGTGTAGATAAGTTCTATCGCTACGATGGTCGGGTTCAGACTTTGCGCTGTGACTTGCGTCAATACATTTACCAAGACATCAACCTTGACCAACAGGCTCAGTTCTTTGCCTCTACATCTGAAGGGTTTAATGAAGTCTGGTGGTTTTATTGTTCAGAAAACTCAACAACCATTGACAAGTATGTGGTCTACAACTACGCCGAGGACATTTGGTACTACGGCGCTATGGCCAGAACAGCTTGGTTGGATTCAGGTTTGATTCCATATCCAATCGCAGCCACTTACAGCAACAATATTGTCTACCATGAATACGGCATGGACGACAACACGACCGGTACTGCCACTGCGATTGACTCATACATTTCGTCTTCTGAATTTGATATTGGAGACGGACATAACTTTGGGTTTGTGTGGCGGTTGGTTCCTGACATTACGTTCCGTGGGTCAAGTGCCACCTCTCCGCAAGTCACTATGACACTACTGCCTTTACAAAACTCAGGCTCTGGATATAACAATCCAACTTCTGAAGGCGGCGTTGACTACGGCACTGTAACGCAAGGTGTGTCTGTACCTGTCGAGACGTTTACACAATACCTGTACATTCGGGTGCGTGGTCGCCAAATGGCGTTCAAGGTAGAGGGTAATCAATTAGGACTTCAGTGGCAACTTGGTGCGCCACGGATTGACATCAAGCCTGATGGTCGAAGAGGTGCTTAATGGCAACCTTTGATCCAAAGACGCTTAACTTTAGGAATCCAGCAGCGCCAAATTTGCCGTTGGCTCCTGAGCTTTATGGCCGTCAGTATCAAGACCAGTTCTCAAATGTTTTGAGGTTGTATTTCAATCAGCTTGACAACGCATTTGCGTCTTTGCTAAGTCCAGACGGCGGCAAATACTTAAAGTTCCCATACGGGGCTTTTCACCAAGACGGCACAACCACGCTGTCTTCAAGCATTACCAACGTGTCTACCACGCCCATCAGTGTGGCTTCAACCACAGGTTTTCCTGCTTCCGGCTGGATACTGATTGAGTCTGAGCTTATTCAGTACACAGGCACAACCTCCACCACCTTTACCGGAATTACCCGGGGCGTGCTTGGCACAACCAATGTCGCTCACACTGCGGGCGTAGCCGTTGCTGAAGCTCAGGGCACAGGATCGCCGACCACCATTGCGGTGATGCAGCTCAACAGTACAGACTACTCCAACACAATTTCCATCAGTTCGACCGATGCAACCAAAATTGTGTTTACTGATTCTGGGCTGTACAACTTGCAATTCAGCGTACAGTTGTTGAACTTCACCACAACCGATGACAACGTGACCCTTTGGCTGAGAAAGAACGGCACAGATGTCTCCGCCAGTGCAGGCATTGAGCAGGTAAACGGCAAGCACGGCTCAGCTCCCGGCGCAAGGATTGCGGCTTGGAATTATGTGATTGACATCACAGCCAACGACTACATCCAAATGGCTTGGACATCAGACAGCGGCAACACGGTAGTAGCCACTTACCCCGCCGGAACCAGCCCCGTACACCCCGTATCTCCAGCTTTGATCTTGACCGCAACATTTGTATCTAGATTGCCATCGTAATCATGATACCAATAAGAGAAAAGTTATATGAAGATGAAGACGTGTGCTTCATGTGCGATCACCTGTTCAACCGGACTGCGATAGCCATGCACTTGAACATCACACCGGGGGCTTGGTCGCTATCTAAATTCAAGAAGTACCGCGATATTTTTGAAAACAAAATTGTGCCTTCATTTAAAGACAAAATGTATAAGCAAGTGTATGCTACACCCTTTGAAAATGATGTAAAAGCGCACAAGCTCATAGCCATGTTTGGGTTCAAGAAATTTGACACAAAACCCGGTTTTGTGTTGATGAAACGGGAGATTTAATATGCCAGAAATACTAGCAGCAACCGCAGGCGAGAGTCTCTTAGCCTCTGAAGTCGCGGCCCCAATGTTTGCCGCAGATGCGTCGTTTGTTCCCGCTGCCGGGGCGCTTGGTGAACTTGGTCCAATGGCTGGCATGGGTGCTTTAGGCGGCGTAGGGGGGTTGTTGGGCGGCGGCGCTTCTTTTGCTGGAACAGGTCTTGGTGCTGGCGGTCTTCAAGGCGGGTTAGGAAGCATCACAGCCGCCGTTGCACCAGAAGCGACTGCACAAGTTCAGTCAGCGTTGCAAGCCGCGCAACCCGGCGCTAATCAGATTGCAACTCAAGCAATGCCCGAAGCCACGCAAAGGTGGCTTGAAAGTTCAACGGCTGGGTATGGGAACGCCGGAACCTCGGACGTCATTAATAGGATAGCCCAAGGATCAGGGGATGAAATTGCTCGTTTGGGTGAGGCTCAAACATCTGCGCCAACAATGGCTGATGCAATAGACCAGCAAAGAATCGCGGATGCTTATAAGACTGCACAAGAAGTTGGCATGCAGCAACAAACCGGTAGCGGTGGTCTGATGGATGCCCTCAAAAGCATGGGTTCAAAAGTTGGTGATTGGTGGGATAAGCAACCCACAGAGAAAAAACTTCTTTATGGCGGCGCTGGACTTCTTGGGGCACAGTCTTTGTTTGGATCAAAACCCGGCGGTGTTCCCACCCCTACACCTTACAGTGGCCCTTTGAGCAAGTTCAAATACGACCCTGCTTACTACACGCCCACCATCCCCGCACAGCCGGTGCCTTATACGCCAATGTACCGGGACTACCTTAGCTACGCTGATGGCGGCACTGTCATGGATGGCGGTTCACCCGGCACGCAGTTACAAGGCGCAAACGATCCTTTGATGTTCCAAAGCACGGGTGTCGAACGTATGGCTGGCGGCGGTATCGCCAGCCTTGGAAATTATTCGGACGGCGGTCAAATGCTCAAAGGCCCCGGAGACGGCATGTCTGACAGCATCCCTGCCACGATTGCCGGTAAGCAACCCGCCCGCTTGGCCAACGACGAGTTCGTGGTTCCTGCCGATGTCGTGTCCCACCTCGGTAATGGGTCGTCAGACGCCGGAGCCAAGCAGTTGTACAAGATGATGGACAAGGTGCGTCAAGCACGGACAGGCAAAAAAGCACAGGGCAAGCAGATTGATCCAAGTAAGTACTTACCCACATAACCATGCCGTTGCACTACGTTGAACCCCGTTTTTTGCCGCAGGTGTGGCCGATTGCTGCCCCGCTTTTGCAAAAAGCAATTGACTTAGAACCCGGCGCAATCACAATTGAGCAAGCAGAGTATTTCATTCGGACTGGACGTACTTTCTTGTTGGTCTGGGAAGAACCGGAAGTTGGCATCACTGGCGCTGTAACCGTTGAATTTATGGACTATCCAAGAGAGCGGGTAGCGCATGTGAATTTGATGGGTGGCAAAGGCATTGTTCGGGATCATGTGTTTCAAGAAGCCAAAGAGTGGATGAAAGCCCGAGGCGCTACAAAAGCTCAATGTTGGGCTAAAGGCACGTTGGTCGATATGTACAAAAAAATGGGCATGGAAAACACCCATCAGGTCATGAGGATTGATTTATGAATATTGTCAAAAGTTTATTCAACTGGCTGACTGGGCAACAGTTCATTGCCTACCTTGGCGGCGGAGGCGGAGGCGGAGGATCACCACCCCCACCAGCACCCACACAGTCCAGCGTATACCAGACCAACATCCCTGAATATGCTCAGCCTTATGTTGAAAGCATGCTGGGTTCTGCTCAGCAGCAAATCTACAACTACGACGCATCCGGCCATCCCACAGGCATTAAGCCTTACCAACCGTTCAGCCAAGACCCAAGCAAATACTTTGCAGGGTTTTCACCTATGCAAGAGCAAGGATTCAGCACTGTAGCGAATATGCAGGCGGGTCCGCAAGGTTTTCAACGGGATGTGGGCGCTTACATGTCGCCCTTTATTCAGAATGCTGTTGCCGCGCAAGAGCGCGAAGCTGCTCGCCAATCTCAAATTCAAGGACTGGGCCAACAAGCTCAAGCCACGCAAGCCGGTGCTTTTGGCGGGGCGCGAGACGCGTTAATGCGTTCTGAGCGTGAAAGGAACTTAGCCAACTTGCAAAGCGACATTGCCGCACAGGGTTATCAGAGCGCATTTGCCAATGCACAAAACCAATACAACACAGGGTTTGGGCAACAAACAGGTTTGGCGCAACTTCAGAACCAGTTTGGTGGTCAGCAGCAACAGTTGGAACAGGCCAAGATCAACCAACAAATTCAAAACTACGCCACGGCTCAGCAGTACCCCATGATGCAGTTGGCCAATATGAGCAACCTGTTGCGTGGCCTTCCCATGCAAGCCACCACTGTGCAGGGCTATCAAGCAGCGCCTAACCCACTGACACAACTGGGCGGTTTGGGGCTGACAACGGCTGGGATTCTTGGAAAAATGGGTGCAGAGGGTGGACAGCCCAAAGACTTTAAAAAGAAAAAAATGGCTGCTGGATTGGCCGATTTGGCTCTGATGAAAATGCAGTAAGGAACAAACATGTTGAACGTTCAATCCTTGACCAACACAATGTCACGCATGACGTTGCCTCAGTTGCAACAGTATGCTGCACTGCACAAAGATGATCCATATGTGGTGTCTTTGGCGTTGTCAATCGCTAACCAGAAGAAACAGATGGGCGTAGCCAAAGCTGGTCAGGCAGGCATGATGCCGCAGCCCAAAGTGGTGGATCAAGATATTTCAAATATCACAGCACCTCAACAGCCCGTGTTGCCAGAAGAAACAGGTATTGGTGCGCTCCCTGCACAGAACATGCAGGGTATGGGCATGGCCGCTGGCGGCATTGTGGCGTTTGATGACGGCGGTAGTACGACCGATAAGATGAGCTATCGTCAGTATGCAATCCAACGCGCCAAACAACTGGGGTTGAATCCGCAACTGGTTGACAACATTTTTAAAACTGAATCCGGTTACGACCCCACCGCTAAATCAGGCACAGGCCCTGCGGGTATTGGACAGATTTCTAAATACCTTGCCAGAAGTATTTTTGGCCAGCGTAATGGCATCGACCCAAGCAAAGTGGGTAAGGAAGGCGACGATCGGTTTGACCCGATCAAAAACATTAACACGTCGCTGGACTTCATGTCGCACCTGAATCAGAAGTACAAAGGCGACCCCACCAAAGTAGCTGTGGCTTATAACCAAGGCGAAACAGTGCTGGATAAGCACTTAAAAGAAAATGATGGTCAAGTTGTGCCTAAAGACCTGCCGTCCGAAGCACGCAAATACATTTCTAAAACGCTGACCAATTTGATGCCTTTTGGCGCAGCCAATGCTGAAGAAATAAAAAAACCAGCACCAGCACCAGCACCAGCACCAGCACCAGCACCAGCACCAGCACCAGCAAAACAAGGCGTAGCTGATTTAACAAGCAGTGATAATTACAGCGACCCCATGACAGGGTTTTCTCCAACACAAACAGCCGCCCCACAAACAACGGGACAGACTGCCAACGTCAGTCAAATCCCCGGAGGTGGTTACACAAATGCGCCTCCCGTTTATAAAGATACAAACACGTATTTTGGCGGTATTGCTGACGCGCTTAACATTCCTCAAGAAACACAAAGAAATATTTCTAATACCTTAAATGCTTTGGGCGGATGGACTGCGCCTGTGGGAGGTCTTAACCGTGCTCGTTATGCTGCGGGTATTACAAAAGGGCTTGAGCCAACAGCCGAAATGATTCAAAAAGCTGAACAGGCCGCACAAATTGCAAACACTCCTCGTTTGTTACCTCCTGCAAAAGCTGGATTAGAAGCTTTAAGCGAAGAAGCTGCGGCTACCCGCGCTGCTGCTGAAAATGCTCGTCGCATGCGCCAACTTGAAGAAGATCGTAAAGCCGCTATTGGTGCACAACAATCTGTAGAAGCCGCAACAAAAAGTGCAAACATTGCTCAAAAAACAGCTGAAGAAATTGCTGACGCTCAAAACGCCGCTAGATTAAATCAAGCAAAAATGACCGGTGCCGCCCAAGGTCTTGACATTATGCAAGCTGTTGATTCTGCAACAAGTCCGTCTGGTTTACCCACATTAAAAAATATACCAGCAGACACCAGTGGTTTTGATACATCGGCATTTGAAAATTTAACTTTGCCAGAAACAAAAGAAGAACCCGCGCCTGTTGATGAAATGGGTAATGTCACAGGCCCTGCAAAAGGTGGCATAGACTGGAATGACATGATGATCAAGATGGGTCTTGGCATGATGGCGGGCAAATCTCCCCACGCCTTGACCAACGTCGGTGAAGCGGGTCTCCAAGCATTGCAACTCACAGCGGCTGAGAAGAAAGCAGCGTCTGAGCAAGCACTACACGAAGCTCAGGCTGAAATGGCAAGACAACACGGTATGTTGTTTGGTGCATTGCCAGCAATTAAAGCCGGACAGCTCAGCCAGAAAGACAGGATTGCAGCAGACGTAAATGCAGAAAAAGCATTCCAAACAATGCTTAAAGCAAATCCGTTTGCATATCAAACACCTGAGTCACAAATGATGTTGAGAAACCGACTTAAAGAAGCTGAGTATGACAGGGTGTTAAGCCGCAGTGGTGCTCAACCCGGAGCAGCGCCTGCTGCGCCAACAGGAGCGCCTAAATTCCTTGGTTTTGAGTAAACTACCGCCATGCCAATAGCCCGCTTTGAATTTCCAGACGGACGCATCGGACGATTTGAAGTTCCAGAAGGAACCACGCCCGAACAAGCGCAAGCAATGATTGCTCAAAGTATTGGGCAAATGGACATCCCGCCAGAGCCGAAACCGCAAAGTGGTTTAATGGCGGCGGCTGGCTCGGCGTTTAGAGGCGGTGTTGGAGAAACGGCAGAAAGTCTGGGTGAGCTTACCGGCATTGAAGGACTGACAAAATTTGGCAAACGCCAACAAGCCGCCGCCGCAAAAGCGTATGTGCCCACATCCGAAGCCGACATTGAAGCCGCATCAAAACGCGGGTTGTTCCCTGAGCTTGGCGCATACGCTACTCAATTTTTAGAACCCTACGTTCAAGGCGCTGCCGGTATTGCAGCACGCTACGGTGTGCCAACTTTGGCCAGCATGGCCGCGCCCGAGGCCGCACCTTTACTGGGAGCCGCCGCATTTGCAGCAACCAACGCCCCCATCCATATTGGTGAAGTGCTCAAGTACCAAAAGGAACAAGGGCTTCCAAGAGACGAAGAGTCCGCAATTGTGTACGGCTTGGCGCGTGCCGGAGTTGATTCGCTTTCTGGTGCAGTGTTGGCTGGGCCTATGCGCGGTGTCCTTGGCAAAACGGCTGTAGAACAAGCACAAGCTTTGGCGCCTAGAGTTGCCAGCGGTGAAATTTCTGCTGCTCAAGCGGCCACAATGGTCAGTGGCAGACTTAAAAACGTTGTGCAAGCTACGGCTCAAAATGCTGTTGTCGGTACAGGCATGATGACAGCGGACGAAGCACTTCTTCGTGCTTCCGCTGGACAAGATATTACATCCCCTGAAGCCATCAAATCATACGAAGAACAAGCCAAAGGTGCAGTTGCGTTGGCTCCTATGTTTGGGCTGTTACACGGCTTTGGTCAACCGGAAGCTGCTAGAAAAATTTTGCGTGGCGCAGAAGCCAAAGCTCCAGTTTTAGAGGCGCCGCCAAGCGAAGCCGAAACTGTTCCCGAACCTACCCTGCGTGGTGAGCAACCGCCTGAAACAGCGGCAGGTACGCCAGAAGCAGAAACACTTAAAGAAGCCATTTCGCCAAAGAAAAAGGCGGCAATGGACAAACAGCTTGCCAAAGAACAGCAAGAGTACTTAAAGAAATACCAAGATTTAGCGGCGCAACGTGCAGCAGATCAGGCTGAGCGTGACCGTATTGCTGCACTATCGCCAGAAGAATACATGCTGGAACAAACAGGAGTTGTACCGGCAAGCATAAAACTACCCAAAGACATGATGCCTACACCTGTAGGCTTTCAACCATTAACGCAAATACAAGCTCAAGAAAAAGGCGCTTTTGATTACGCTGCGCAACAAGTTAAGTTGGCACAAGACAGACATTTCTTGCCCGCTTCTGGTAAAGCTGACAGGGATGCGGTTAAAACCTATGTGGACTACTTACTGGTTAACCCTGATTTAGCCAGACAGGTTGCTTTGTCTGATCAACCGATTATGGGGTTGAGCGCCCAGTTTAATCAGAATGTAAAGAGTCTTTTGCTTAACGCGCTCAAATTACACGATACATCGGCCAAAGAAACCCAAGCGGCAGAACAAGAACGGCGTAGGGCTTTGTTTACGCAAAGCCCAGCAGAAGCCAACCAACAATTGTTGGCAGCGATGCAAGAAAGCCCTGACCTGCAAGCACAGCGGCGGGTTAGGGAAGAGCGCGAACGCCTTGAGAACATTCAACGGCAAAACAGACAAGCGCCCACACCTTACAGAGGTGAGCCAAAACTCATGGCTGAACGCCTAAAGACAACCATTCCAGAGTTGCCTGAAGGTGAAGAACCGCCTTTGATGCGTGAAGACGATCCGTTGCTTAACCAATTGGTTCAGGCTTTGCCGGGAGACAACGGTCGCATAGTGCCGGGGCAAATTTACGAAGGCATGGGCGTTAGCCGTGGCAAACTAAAAGACTTGCAGTTGCAGTTGTCAATTGCGCGGATGACCAATAACAAGCTTGTGGCAGACCGGTTGCAAGCTGAGATCAATGACCAACGGCAAAGTCTAAAAGAACCGCGTGAGAGAGTTGGCACAGGTGAAAAATCAGCGGAGCTTGCTGGCACAGTTTTAGAAAACCGTGACAAACAAATTGAAGCAGACAAGTTTAGAGATGACCAACGGCTTATTCTGTTGGGAATGTTCAAGACTTTAAACACACGCAATCCATTAAACATAAAGCAAACCCGTAGAAGCGCAACGCTTAGTTTGCCGGGGGTGTTTGAAAAACGCATCAGCGATGCCAAAGACGCATTTGTTGAAGCACATCAAAAAGAAATTGAAGCACGGCGGGAAGTTTTTGGTTTGCCCCCTATGGCAGATTGGGAGCGCGCAGAAGCCCGTGCCAGAGCACTTGAGGCTTTAAACGAACTTGAACAACGCTGGAACACTTTTGGTGCGCCTGTTGAGGCTGTGCAAGTTTTGCAGCAACAGGTACGGGACGCTACCAATGAAAACGTACTTAACGCTGCAAAACGGTTTAACAAAGAACAGCAAGAAACAACCGCAGAAAAACTTACCAAGCCACGCCAAAAGTACGTCAACTACAGAGGCGAGGAAGTAAGCGTTCCTGAAAAACCAGCGGCTCCACGGATTGGCGCTCCTGAGCAGTTAACACTTAGAGGTCGCCCAAACATTCCGTCAAACGAAAAGGCTGCGGCATTTAATTTTATTGATGCGGTGCTTGACCAGCTTGAGACCCGTGTTCGTGCAGTACCTACGGCTGAACGCAAAACTGTTGCCAAAGTTGGCAGCATGGAAGACATTGCCAAACTGTTTGAGACAACAACAGGAGAAGGCAGAACAGAAAAAATAGATCAAGCATCTATTGCGCTGTTAAATCGTTTGCGTGACCATTTAGAAACATCTACAGACCCAGAGTTTATTTCTCTTGCCCGTGAACAAGCACAGCGAATCATGGAAGGCAACTTGCCCGATCCAGTGGCTGTACGCGACCTTGATGAAATGATGAAAGGTCAGGAAGTATCGGGACGCAGCGCGGCTAAGCCGTTATCTGCTGAAGAAACAACCGCTGTTGCACGCGGTGAAAAGAAATACGAAGCTCAACCGCAACAAGAACTGTTTCCAGAAACTTCTGTTCAAGTTGCTCGTGCTACCCCAAGAAACTTTCAAAAGTTGTTGGACTCTAAAAATGTCCAAGGGATGCGAGAAGCTTTGGCAAAACAAAAAGAAGACAACCAAGCGGTGCTTGAGACAGTACGTAAGTACGTACCTTCTTTACAAAAAGCAATGCAAACCGCAACTGCATCGTTAAATAAAGCATTGGAAAAGAAAGAAACGCTTACCAAAGCTGCGGCTGAAGCAAGGAAAGAACCTGAATGGTATGCGCCTGCGGTTAGAAAAATTGTAGAACTGGAGTCTGCATTACAGTCTATCCCCCCACGTCTTGACTTGTTGCGTAGCATTCAGCGTTCTTTAAAAAATCTTAATGCTGAAGACAAAGCGTCGTTGTTGCAATTGACAAAAGCGGCACTTGATGAAAAAACTTTAACAACAAAAGAACGTGCAGAATTTAACGAAATTATTCAAGCGTTGGCTAACCCTGACTCCTTTAACGCAGAAATAAACAAATTAAACGACATTGTTAAAAACGCTTCGGCAGTTGTTGATAACGCACGTAAAACCCTTGATGACTTGATGACCAAGTATCAGTCTGGTTCTCAAGCAGTTATGCGGCGCTCCATCCAAGAATCGGCAGATAAAGCAGGAAGAAAAGTTGAGCGTTTAACTCAAGAGATAGCCGACCTTAGAAAACAAATTGCGGCTGAAAGAGAAGCAAAAGAAGCCGAAGAAAAAGCAAAACTTGTTCCAAGTGAATTAGAAACACCAACAGAAGAATACGAAACTGCTGCACAACGCGGTCGTGAAGGTTTGGGTTTGCCCGGAGTCCGTGTTGAAAAAGACACAGCGCGCATGGCTCAGAACATGCACAAGATTCGTAGCGAAATTGGCAGCCTCAACGAAGAATTGCGCAAAGCTGAAAAAGCGAATGACACTGAACGAATTGCTGAAACTAAAGCTAAGATTGATGATGCAGAAGCACGCTTGGCTTCTGTGTACAGGGATGCACCGTTGTCCGTTAAAGAGTTGTTGACTCCAGAAGAAGAACGTGATGCTCGTGATGCCGCTGATAAAGTTGCGGCAAAGGATGCCGCTGCTGAAGCCAGACGCAGAAAACGCAAAGGTGAAGCTGCTCCCAAGCTGGTTCCAATAGAACAAACAGCATTACTTAAAGAAGTTCGCGGTTCAAAAGTCATTCAACCGTACAAAACTGCTAGGGTTGCTGAAGTAGCACAAAAAGTAACTGACCGCCTTGTCAAACAAAAAACAGAACTGGCTGACATTCAACGCCGGATTGCGTATCTCAAGGACAACAACAAACATAAAGTGTCTGGCCGTTTGACCGACACGTTTAAAGACTTGCAGGGCAAAGAAACTTTGCTCAAAGAAAAACTTAAGAAAACTCAAACACTGCAAAACAAAATTGTTAGTGTTGAAAAAACTGCTGAAACACTGGCCAGCAAAGCGGCGCAAGAAGAAGCCCTGCGCAAATCTAAAGCTGCTGAAAAAGAATCAGAGCGTTTTGCCCGTGGTGTTGAAGTTGAAAGCCCTGACCTGACGCCAACCCAAATCCGGGCAATTGACGATAACGACATCACTGCTGCGTATGCAGACATTGCCAACGATGGTAGTAACAGCAAAATAAATCGCGTAGTAGCGCAGCGGCTGGCCGTGTTGTTGGATGAAACAGATATTGCCATTCGTGATAAGTTAACTGACAAAGACGGTAAAGAAGTTTTGGGCATGGCTACAAGCCGTGTTATTGGCTTGAACCGTAATGGTGGTTTGTCTCAAGAAGTGTTGCTGCATGAAGGCGTACACGCTGCTACTGAGCGCATCATTCAGATGCCGGAAGACAAGCTAACAAAAACTCAGTTGGTTGCTAAACGTGAATTGCAGGCTTTGCATGCCGCAATAAAAAACGACCCCCGCATTACCAGCAAAACGGCAAAGGGAAGTCTGTCTGAGTTTGTAGCAGAAGTCATGTCTAACCGCAATTTGCAAGAACAGTTGCGGGAAAAAAGATGGAAGCTGTCCGACGCTTGGGAAGGTTTCAAGAGCATCATCTTGCGGATGCTTGGTATTGATCACCCAGAAACGATGTTGGGCGCGGCGTTGCAATCGGTTGATGCACTTATGGTTCCATCAAGCGTTAGATTCGATATGCCAGAACGCCCCGTTAGCAGACGCTTGTCACAGAAAGACATTGCTGCACTGCATGACGGTAGTAACTCCATGCGGCAGTTTGCTGAGCAGTTTGGCAAAGACATCAAGATGAAAGACCGCACACCTGAAGATGTGGAGCGGATTGCCAAAAATTATTTGATTGACATGGTACATAATCCTGAAAAGTATGTTGCTGCACCATACACAGTGAGAGATTTAAAACGCAGGAATGCAGTGCTTACCAAAGAACAAGAAGAAGGACTTGCAAAAATAAAAACTCTTAAAGAACAGTTTGAAACAGATGCAGCTAAATATCGTGCTGGCGAACCCTATGACGAAGATTCTGAATACTACAAAGAAATAACTAAACAGCTTGAAAAGCAAGAGCGTGAAATAAACATTCTTGAAACAAAGATGGGATCGCTAGATTATTTTACTGCTACCAGAATGTCTGATGGAAAACAGTACGATCCTGAAAACCCTTTGCATTACGTTGAAGCCGACGCAATTACGCTTGCTAATTTGCAAGCGCAGGGTAACGCATCTTTAAGGGATAAAGAAGCACGAAGAATTCGTGACAAACGCCAAGAAGATTTAGAAAGCCTTGTTGGTTTAATGTCATCCAATATGTCTTACACGTTGGCTGAAAATGCACTGGTGGCTAAAGCTGCTGCTAAGTACGCAGTAGTGTCTGACAAAAACGGTCGTTTGAAACTTGCCACAATTGAACCGACCAATCGTCATAACGTCGCCGTTGTTAGCCTCGATGCTGCCGACGCTGTTATCCGTGAGCTTCGTGCTGGCAAAAACTTAAAAGAAGCATTCCTTGATGGTTTACAAGCCAGTGCCGATAAAGCAATAAAAGCAAATGAAGTTAAAGACGGTTGGCAGAAATTTAATCAAACTAAAAGAGAAGAAACAGAACAAGACTTAAAAAAGCTGTATACCGAAGAAGAATTTCACAATGCTTGGATGCAAACGGGCTATGATTTTGAAGATGATAATACGCTTATTGAGTACATGATTGCTGACGGATTATTACCAGACAGACGTGTAAAAAATTCAACTTTTGAAAAAGCAGCTATTAAATTAAACAAAGCGTGTGCTGGAACGTCTTGGTGTACAGGCACATCAGAAAATTACGCAAGAGATCATACTGCCAATGGAGATTTTTACATCTACTATAAACAAGGCCGCCCAGAAGTTGCGGTGCGTATGAACGGCCAAAATGAAATTGGTGAGATTCGTGGCAATAATCCCGACCAAGCTTTGAACAAAGAACAACAGGAAATTGCTAAAAGTTTTTTACAAAACAGCAAATTTGATAAAGCTGATAAATACTTAAACCAGTTTGAATTAAAACAAAAAGCAATTCAAGTTGCCAAAGGCGAAGCTGCTTTTACTCTTGAAGATTTGGTTAACATTAATCCGGTACGCAACGGCAAAGTTGACGCAAGCCGTTTGTTAAATTTTAGATTGCTTGATGGTCAAGCGCGCAGAGAAGACCCGTCGGAAGCTGTTGATAAATTTTTTAATGACAAAATAACAAAAATAGTTGAAGACGCGTATGAAGATGGCCATTTTATTGGTGAAGACGTGCATGTTTGGCATAATGGTGTTGAACCATTTGAACTTAATGGCAAAAAATACACCCCAAAACCAGACCAAATAAAAACGGCCTATACCTTAACTCTTACATCAGCCTCTGGAAAAACTGTTTTTTCAAATTTAGAAAATGTTAAAGCGGTAAGTGTGCTTGGAGGCAACATGTATAGAGTCGAAGCAACTTTACCAAAAGTAAAACATCTTGAACTCATCAAAACTTGGGGAGAGAGTGTTGACACTGCTGTATTAAAACTTGCTCCGGGTGCAACCGTAGACCTTATTAGAGAAGGCAATTATGACGAACCTTCCCACATAACCGTTAAAGGCGCTGAGTTTGTTAAAAGTTTTTCCGCAGGTGTTAAGCCCGAAGAAAAACTGTTTGTGAAGTTACCAGATGCAAAATATGTTGGAGAGCATAACGAAGACGTAACTGTGTATGCGCCCAAGCGTATTGCAGACAAACCACCCATAGAAGAATTGGTTGAGCGCTCGGCTGAAGAACCGCGCTACGCTCGTCGTGTGGCTGAGTACGCTCCAGAATTGGATAAAGCTGGCGCTTTGGCTGAAAGGTTGATTGATACTAAACGCCCGTTGACGGAAAAGCTTACGGCTGATGCGCTTGGTCGCGGTGCTTTGGAATTTGAAACCCGGATGGTTGACCAGTTTGCTCCTGTGGCAAAACTTACTCGCAAAATGGATAGCCTTAACGGCATGCAAATGATGCACTTTTTGCGTATGACCGGCCAGCGCATGAATTTGCTTGGCGCAACTGTTGGGTTTGGTGCGCCAGAACTGCGCAAAATAATCCGTCCTGACGGAAGAATGGAATTTTTATATCAGGTTAAACCCGGTGCCAGCCTTGCTGAAGTAGCTGAAAAGTTAGCGCCTGCTAACGATTTGACTGGAAGCCCAGACGCAGCGGCAAACTTGTTTTCGTTGTACACAATTGCCGAACGTGCCAAATCTGTGGGGTTGAACAAACTTAACTACCGAGTCACACAGGCAGAACTGGATCAAGCCATGGCCCAAATAAAGGCCGTGCCAAATTTGGAAAACATCTTTAAGAATGCTGCCAGAAGCTACGAGAAATTCAACCGCAACATGGTGCAGTTTGGTGTGCAGACCGGCGTGTTCTCTCAAGAGCAAGCCAACAAAATGCTACAAAACGCCGATTACGTACCCTATTATAGGGAAAACACCGACGGCACTGTGTCTCTGATGATGGGCAACGAACATATTGTCAGCATGGGCAACGTCAAAGACCAGCCCTACTTGCACGCGCTGGTTGGTGGAGACCAGCGTATTGCTGACTTTATGACCAGTTCAGTAAGAAACGCCAACATGATTTTGGACATGGGTTTGCGCAATCAAGCCACCAAGAGCGTTGCAAATGAATTGCAAAAAATTGGGCTGGCGCAGATCATCGAAGGCAAAACCCGCGCTGGTAGAGACATCGTTCAGTTCAAAGAAGACGGTAAAGATTACTTTGCTTTTATCAGGGACTCTGAAGATGTGCCTGCGGAGTTGTTGGTTAAGGGATTAGAAGGCATCCCCGTCCAGACCAGCGCTTTATTGCAAATGGCTGGCATGCCAAGCCGTTTGATACGCAACGCTTTCTTAGCCAACCCAATTTCTGCTGGCCGCACGCTCTTTAAAGACACCATGTCTTCTGTGATTGCCAGCGGTTCTGGGTTCAAAGGCATGTCAAAAGCGCTGCGTGATGTTGGCGATAATTTGATGGAGCTTAGAGGCATTACCGGCGGGGAAGTCTTTACTGGTTTGCCACAAGACATGTCTAACATTTTGAGACAAATTCAAACAGGCAAACCGGGATGGGAATCTTTGTTGGCCAAAGCTTTTGTGATGCATGCCAAAGCCGACGCCACAACACGTCAACTGCGGTATGAAAACTATCGCAAACAAGGGTTGTCTGAAATGGAAGCCACGCATATGGCGCTGGAGTCCATGAACTTCACACGTCGTGGCATCTCTCCAAGCATCCATGTGCTAAACACGTTGCACCCGTTTATGAATTCTCAAATTCAAGGGTTGAATACGCTTATCAAAGCTATTCGAGGCAACATGACACTTGATGAGAAACTTAAAATTAGAGACAAAATTATCAAGCGCGGTATGTTGTTGGCTGGAGCCACGATGTTTTACAGCGCCATGATGCAAGATGATGATACGTACAAGAACGCTTTGCCGGAACAGAAGTACAACAACTTCTTTGTTCCTTTCCCCGGCGTAGACGAGAAAGTGCGCATACCCATTCCGTTTGAAGCTGGCATTTTGTTTAAGTCTGTACCAGAAGCGTTGATTAATTACATGTACGGGCACGACAAAGATGCCGCAGCAGGTATGCGACAGGCTATTCTTAAGCTGATTCCTGCTGGTGAGTCGTATGGTGTTCCACAAATATTGTTGCCCGGTGTTGAAGCTGGCTTGGGTAAATCGTTCTACACAGGCCGCGACATTGAAAGCAGACGCGAACAGGCGCTGGTTCCCGGACAACGTACTCGTGACACCACAACCGGTTTTGCTGCGGCTTTGGGAGATGCGCTAAACATTTCACCAATCAAAATTGACCACCTAATAAATGGTTACACAGGCCAGATTGGTTTGGCTGTGACACAAATGGCAAGTTCTCTTGTGTTCGGCCCCAAGATGGTGGGGTCTGAAGTGGCCAAGCATTTGTCTCAGCAGCCTATTGTGGGTTCGCTGTTCCAGCCTGAGTATGCTGGTGCAGTTGTTGAAGACGCTTACCAAATGGTGAACGAAGCTGAACAAGTTAAGAACACTGTCAATGACATGCTTAAGAAAGGCCGCGTTGCTGAAGCAAAAGCGTTCATGGAGAAAAATGCCGTTGAATACGCCAGAGCACAGATAGCTGCGCCGCAGTTCACATCGAGAATGAACCTGATCAATCAGCAAATTCAAGCCGTCAAAAATGCACCCAACTTGTCTGGCGATGAGAAGCTTGAAAAAATTGATCAGCTTAAAAAGCAACGCTCACTTTATGCTGAGTACTTCATGCAGCAGGCAAGTAAAACCATACCCCAAGAAGCCCGCCCATGATGCACGCTTGAGCTTTTGCCCGAAAAAGGCGCAGCTTAAGCGCCTCGTTCAGCCCTTGTCGTCGCACCGCATCCGTGTCAAGGCAGGGAACAAAAAAGCCCTGCCCTCTCTCAAGTCCCTTCCAAGGGTAATGGATTAATAAATTCTTCATCGGCATCCGTGATCGGCCTACTGATCTTGATGGCAGAGACGCGCATAGGCGGTGCAGAAGTCTTGGACATCATATCCTTCTTGTGGATATAAGTCACGGTGAACTGTTCTTCCAAATGGCGCTTGAGGTTGGCGTACCCGAAACTCATGTTGGAGCAGAATGACTTGAGCAGACGCTCCTCCACGTAGAAGTCGATATGCCCCGCTGTCACGCCGTGCTCGACCCGTCCCATAACCTCCGCCCGGGTGGTGTTGCGATCGACCATTGAGCCATCCCCAAGGTGCGCCAGAGGGCCAGCTTTCTCGCCATACTTGACCACCACAAACCGGCCTTGGTACTCCTGCACAAAGGCATTCAAGACATCCTCGGCGGTGCGGTAGCCGCCCTTGATACTGCCACGCTGGAGGCTGATGCGCTTGCGGTAGCTTGCGATGATTTCTTTCAGGGGGAACTCAGCGATGTCGGCGTGTTCCTTGTTCATCAGGATGCCAGCAGCCACGGCGCAGCCGATGCCAGCCATCCAGTACCGCTCGTCGTTGGGCGCTTTGTACTCCACGTACATTTGGCGCACAGTCTTGGGCACTAGGGTTTCTACTAATTCCAAGTTGTCCACCATGTACTGCACCAGCACTTCCCCGGCCACGGCGTAGTTGTCTTGCAGGGATTTGATGATCTCCACCTCGTCGGCGTCCCACACCAGTTTCTCGTCCATGATGTACTCAATCAGGCGGCGCAGTTCCCCCTCTGAGGCGTGCTTGCGTGTGCCCGTCAGGTAGTCCACGGCGTGGGTGTTGGAGGACATGATGGCGATAGCCGACCAGACGGACAGGTTTAGCCGTTCTTTGTTGGCTCCAGACTCCATCCGCTCCTTGCCGCGCCCCTCGCTCAAACTGAGCAAGAATGCCGGGAACCACTCAAAATCATCCCGGTTCTTGCTGGTGATCTCATCCGTGATGAGGGGGTTGCTGTGGAGAAGACCGAGGCGTTGCTGCATCGCAACAGGCGATGTGCCAGCCCCGGTGCGGTAGTGGATGGGATGCCCCCAGATGGATGCCGCGCCGTCCAGCGCCAGCGATTTGCCAGTACCCGACTCGGTCGAGGCGCAGTGGATGGTCAGCCCGTGCAGCTTTGTGAAACGCATCAGCGGAGACCCAGCGCCCATGAGGATGATGGCCAAGTGATCCCATAGCTTTTTCCTGACCAACAGGTTGATGAAGTCGCGCCATTTCTCCAGCGTCCCGGTGGGGCGGGAATTCATGGTGATGTTCTCAAGCCCGGGCATCGGCACTTCGATCGGCTCTCGGTGGGCGGCGTAGATTTTGCCGCCGAACACGTAGGTGTTGTTGGGTTGCCAGCCGTAGCTGGAGGGCACGTCGATGGGGCGCTTCTCACTGCTCATCTTCTCGGCGCATGCCCGGACATAGTCGTACAGATTCTTGTCGTTGCCTGAGCCAAATGCGGCCAACACGTTCTGCTGAGCCAGCGCCTTGACTGTCTCGTCCTTGCTGACCACAGCCTTTTGAGGGAACGAAATGTCCATTGTTTTGTAGTTGCGCACCGCCAGCATGTGGATGAGGTGTTCGCCGTTGTGGTTCAAGATGTCCACCGGGAACAGGTCGTAGGGCAGCAGCATGACTTGGCGTTTGGTGACGTTGCCGCTGGCATCCGTGTCTTCCTTCTCGATGAACACGCCGCCGTGCTGTCCGTATGCGTAGCCCCGAGGCGGCTCAGGGCGCACGATCTTTTTTGTGGCTGCGTTTGGTGTGACAACTTCAAGGACGGTCTCGGTCTTGGTGACCGCCACATCTCGCCCCAACCCCAAGGGATTGGTGATCTTCCCCCGATGCTGACACCCGTCACAAACGCCGGGATTCTCCGAATCAAATTTGGTACAGGGGTAGGGGCCTTTGATCTCCGACAGTTTCTGCCGCATCCTGTCTTCGCTGTATGGGTGCAGTTGGGTCAGCCAGAGGGCTGCTTTCTCCCCATCCTCACACTTCTGCGCAATGCTCAGCCACCCACGCCACAACGGCTCCATGCCATCCTCTGATGCGTTCTCAGCGTAAAAGCGCAGTTGCTCACAGCCTTTGTCCTCTTTGGTTTTCTTGAGGATGTTCTTGAACAGCGTAATGCTGTTCTCAAACAACTTGACCGTGGTCGATGTCGGTGCTGGCTCAGGGCGTTGTCCGGGCAGTGCCAGCGCAGTCTGTGTCGGGGGTCTGAGAGCGGGTGGGAGTGCCTTGAGTTCTTGCTCAATGTGCTTGGCCAAGTCATCAAAGTCAAAGATGTCGCCTTCAGCCAGTATGCGCACCGGGCGCGGCTTCGCATACTTCGCCTTGTTGTTGAATGTTCCGGGCATGCGCAGCACTCGGGCAGAGTCTGCCGTCACAGTCATGTCGATGCTCAGTTTCTCTTGCTTGCACAGTCGCTTTAAGTTTTCTGCAACAGGCTTCCAGTCCTCGATAGCCACATCCTGCGTGAACGGCCAGTAGCAGTGCAAGCCACCACCTGAGTCCACGATGTAGGGTGAGCCAAGCAAGTCAAGGCCGGTCTTGACCAAGAAGTCATTGAGCGCCAGTGCTGCTGATTTCTTTGACTCGTAGCCGTCCATGTCGATGAACAGCGATCGGATGCACCGGGCGTTTTCTGCTGTGCGTTTGCCTTTGTTCTCAAACGTGGACAGCGCAAAGTAGATGTCCTTGTTGTCGCCCCACTTCGCTACAGCCGGGGGCAGTTCTTCCAAATGTTCAACAAAATTGTGCTCCTTCTTTTTTGTAGTTAGTTCCGCCGCGCAATACAGTCCGTTGGCTGGGGACGGCAGAACAACCGCTAGAAACTCAAGCGGGGTCATGGCAGTCCTTGGGTTTAGATGAACAGGTCGCGCTGGTTGGGGTCGCGGGGTTGTGATTCTTTCTCAGGTGCTACGGCGATGAAGCGGCGTAGCAATTCAATTTGCCAGTCAACAGGCGCACCCTCTGGGTTATCGTCCACGTACATGGCAAAGTATTTGATGAGTTCTTGATTACTCAAGGCACGAGGCCGTAGTGCTGACATATTTTTCTCCATGCGTCGTCTGCTGAATGTGCTGCTTTGAGGATTGTGAGGAGCGTATCGACTCGGTGTTCATACGCTGGGAAGATGTCGCCACCTTCAAACCAGTTGTAAACAGTCTGTCGAGAAACGCCCAACGCTTTGGCAATACGCACAACTGAGAAGTTGTGATGCGCTGCCCAACGACCAAGCTGATTGCCCGGTGTCTTTTTGGCACGCATGATTGCGTCGATGGTTTTTTGTGAGTAGGCCATGATGATTGGTGGGGGTACTCGCTGCACGGTGCCCGGTCGCCGGGCAGGCTACCTGATTGTCCGAATCCGCTTTCCCCCCGAAACTCCTTTTATTTACTCGTCGTCCCAGTCAGACACGATGTCAGCCAACTTACCTTTCTTGGCTGGAACAGCGGCAGCTTTGGGAGCGTCCTTGCGAACTTCAGGTTCCTCGTCAGCATCGGCCACGGGTTCGGCCTTGGCTTTCTTGGCAGTTGTGGGCTTGCCCGGTATGGCCATGGGCGGGGCGGACTTCACGCCATCGCTTTGAGCCACAGTCATCACCACAGCACGTTGCGCATCTGAACTTGCTGCTTGGGTTTTGACGACTTCATACTCGTCCTCAGACAGCCAACGCACAGGCTTGAAGTACAACTTGGGAGACTCAGCCTTGGTGTCAAAGCGCATCTCAGTCACGATCTGCTCAGGGTTGACAGGCGGGTTCTGCAAAGCCAAGTAACGGGCGTATGCTTGCAACGGGCGCTTGTCGCCATCTTCCTTGCCGAACACCGATGTGGCTGGCAGGGTTAACTGCAACACATCACCCTCTGGGTTATTGGCCAGCACCACAGCCAGACGCTGTTGGTAGCGGCATGCGCGGCTATTGCCTTGGCCAGAACCGGCTTGGTTCTTGGGGCAGTTGAGGCAAGTGTCTGACTGCTTGTTCTCAGCAGTGGGATCAGGACGCTCACCATCATTGCTCCAGCAGTCAGGGCCGGTGATGTTGTCGGCATCGTAGGTTGATGAGTAGAAGATGCGGCTGACTTTGGGTGCAGCCTTGACGATGATGACATCCAAATTGCGGTCATCAATGGATGCGACTTCCTTACCGCCAGCTACCAAGCGAAACACACCACCTTTGATGGAGATGCGTTTGACGCTGTTGGATACGCCGCCGCCTGTGAGGGCTTTGGCTGTGTCTGAGAGTTCGTTGTTGCGTGCGAATGCGGGGACGTTTGAAGACGAGAAAAGCGTTACGTTTGACATATAAGACTCACTTGGTTGGTTTGGTTATGACAATGTTGAAGTCCGAGTGGGAATTCAACCCCGGAGGCAGAACCCCCGGATTTTCCTCAAGGAACTGCGCCATGTTGGACTGCGCGATGCGCTTCTCCAGCAACTCCACAGCACCATGCTCAAGGATGAACTCCTTGAAGGCACTCCAGTCGTTGGTGTTGTAGCGCGTCGACTGACGCATGGACACAGTCCCAAAAGGACTCTTGACAGATGTGACACCCAGCGCCTTCATCTGATCTTTGATTTCAAATTTGATTTCGTCTTGCGCAGCCTTGAGTTCTTCCATTTTGGTGTCGTACTCTTTGGTGAGCGTGTCGATTTCAGCTTTGATCTTGCGGTAAATTTTTACCAGTTTGTCGAGTGGTATGGCATCTTCACTCATGTACTTCTCCTGTTTGTTTTTTGTCTAAGGTTTGACATCTTACACACGAATTTTGGGTTTGCAACTCCTTTCAAGAATTTATTTCTGACTCAAACATTTGGGTCAGTAGAGAGTTGTCACTCACTTTCGCTTCAAGGGCTTTGAACATCTTTTTCTCGATGGGTGAGCCTTGAATGTGAATGACCGTGACTTTGTCTGAGTTCTGGCCTTTGCGATCAGCACGGGCGATACATTGGATGTACTGCTCCACACTCATTAGAGGGCCAAAGAACACAACCGTGTCTGCCGCAGTCAGGGTAATCCCGTGGGCAGTGGCTTGGGGCTGCATGACCAGCACCCTAGGGTTTTCCTCATGCTGGAAGCGGTGGATGATATGCGACCGCTTGGTGGCTGAAATCCCGCCATGAATACATTCGTTGTTGATGTTCTTCTTGGTCAGGTGCGCTTGGATGGTGTCGATGCTGGAGCGGAACAGGGCGAACACAATCACCTTGCGGTTGGTCTCCTCCAGTATCTCCTCCAGCACGCCCAAGCGTGGGGCAGCATCGAACTCCACAACCTCCTTGTCGTCGGTGTAGACAGCGCCACAACTGATTTGCAGCAGCTTACTCACACCAGCAGCAGCGTTGACTGCGGTGATGGTTTCCCCTGCGGCTTGCACCAGCATGCGGTCTTTGAGGAGGTTGTAGTACTTGGCCTGTTGCGGTGTGAGCGGCACTTCGCGTGTGGTTGTCAGCACTGGTGGCAAGTCAAGGCACTGTTCTTTTGTGTAGCGTATCGCTGGTTGCAATGCCTCATGCACAACCTCGACAGCGTTGCCCTTGGGTGCCCACTTGTACATGGTGATTTTGTTCATCACTTTATCTCGCCACGCCGTGAAGAAGTTAGGCACGCCGTCTGGGTTCACGATCTTGGCCAAGCCGTAGGCATCCACTGGCGACTGCGATGCGGGCGTACCAGTCATCATCCACACATGCGTCGATGGCTTGATGATGGACTTCAACGCTTTCCACCTGCGAGTCGTCACGGTCTTGTATGCGTTGGCCTCGTCGACGATGATGAGGTCGAACCTACCATCTGCGTTGATCTCATCGGCGATGAGATTGAGACCTTCATAGTTTGTGATGACGAACTCATAGTCTTGTTGAATCATCTCAATACGACGACTAGCCTGCGAATGATGCGCGACGATGGCCGAACGATGGATGATGCTGTTGTTCAGGTCAGCCATCCAAGCCGAGTGCATGATCGACAGAGGGCACAGGATAAGACAGCGCCTGACCTCGCCTCGTTGCATCAAGTAGTCTGCCGCCCACAGCGCCGACAGTGTCTTGCCTGTCCCCGGCTCAGAGAACACAAATGCTTTCCTGTTCATCGTCAGAAAGGCCGATGTCTCGATCTGATGTTTCATGGGCTTGTAACGCCCCGGCCAATGATATTTGCGTGTTATCGGTGAGGGCACATCTTTGACGCCAAGGTTGCGTAATACCCTGCACTCATCCAAACCCCAATACACAGCAACGTCGTAACCCCCATCATCTCGCTCGATGACTTTGTGTTTGGGGATTACGCTGTAGCGTTCTGGGGTTCGTGTTTTAAATACAAGCGCCTTGTCTTCTAATATTTGCACTGCTTCTCCTCGGTGTTTTATTTGTTGTCGCTTCGGTTTGAACTGCGACTGCGCATGCGAAGATTGTTTATAGTAGTTGTACCTCCGCTACGGATAGGCTTGACGTGGTCAACATCTTTGCCGTCCCCTTTCTCAGCTCTGCCAGCCTTGACCATCATGCGCCTAGCTTTTACACGCTCTGCTGTCTTTTTGATCTGCTCTGGCTTACCTTGATAGTTTGCATACTCTTTTGCATAGTTTCTTGCCATGACTTACTCCTAGTGTTTAGGGTTGAACTCACACGTTTTAACTGGACACCACGGACACAGTGCGGATGATTTGGGATTCCAAACCCCCGATGCGAAGCACTGCTCCAGCCGAGCCACGCGCTCCCTGTATTCCCACCACACAGCATCGGCCTCGTCCACGGCCATGCTTGACTTGACCATATCATTCTTGACCACGAACAGCAACGCTGAACTGACCTTGCGGATATGGGGGAAGTGTTTGAAGACCATGAGCGACATCAGCTTTAGCTGGTCGGTGTCTGGGTACTTGTTGTTGCCTGTCTTGTAGTCCACCACTCGCGCCGTCAGGTTGTCGTCGTCGATGATGAGCAAGTCGGCAATGCCACGCACCCAGCGGTTCTTGTCGTGGAAACTGCAAGGCAGCAAGTCCTTGGTCAGCCCCATCTCGTACTCACACAGCTTGCGCCCGGGCTTTGAGAGCAGGGCATCCAGTGTGTCTTTGGCGTACTCGAACTGGGGCGGCAGGGGCGTGCCGTCTTTGATGTAATGCTCAGCAGCTAAATGAAATTCCTTGCCGTAATACGTGGCTTCCGTTTCCTGAAATGGGTAGTTGTTCAACACCTTGACTTCGTGATACCGGCGGGGGCATCCCTCAAAGTCTTTCAAGGCACTGTGACTCCACGTAACTTGCTTCATCAGAACCTCGCTGAGTTAATTGCAATACTCAAACGTTTGGCAAAACCTTCAACGAAGTCTTCGCGTTTGTTGAGTTTGTGTTCCTCCATGTCACGCAAGATGGCATGCACCAACTCGTGCCAAAAGGTTTCACTGACATCGGACAAGCTGAACTTGCGCCCGGTTATGCCGTTACGCAAACCTAACTTGATCTTTTTCTCAAGGTATAGAACGCGACCCATGTCTGCTTTGTCTTGCATGGCTTCGACAATCTCGACTGAGTACCATCGTTCACCGACCCTGATTTTCTTGGGTATGTTTAGTGTCTTCACTGTTTTGCTTCTCCATATCGGCGGTGTGCGCCACCGTCAGCGGCCAGAGGTATCCCCGGCATGTACTTCGGCTCCATGGTCATCTGCGCCAAGACCCAAGTCTTAGCGTCAGCGACTTCATCGTCTGGCACAACAGCAATCAATTCATCATGCACTGTCCCAGCGATCGGGTACTTCTTCGATACCCTCAACATTCCATCGGTCATGACAATACGCGCTACGGCCTGCGTAACGTTATTGGTCACCTTCCCTGCATACAGCTTGGTAGCGTTTGGCCCGTACACCCACTGGCTCCTACCTTTGTCATCTTTTTCGCGTCGCAACTGCGGGTAGAGCAAGCTCATCCCGTTCGGCAATTCTATACGTTCCTTGCTGAATGTCAAACACTTGTGCTGGTACACCTTGCCCCCGTACAGGCTGGACTCGATCAGGTCGGAGCACATGTCCCAGAAGCTAGCAACGGGGTGGGCAGTGGCGCGGTAGATGTCAATGATCTTTTTGGATGCAAGGCAGTGCGTCAGCAACTCCTGCTCTGTGCAGGTGTGGGGAATGTCCAGCATCTTGGCCACGTTGTCATCCCAGTCAATGAAGTTCTGGGCATACTCCTGATCTACGCCGAGCGTCTTGGCAAACGCTTTCTCGTACCGGACTGGCGGAGCGCCAAGGAACCCAACAAGAAGCTGGGATGCGAACGATGCCCAGCCAAGGCCATAGCCGCAACCAAGTAACGCACTTTTCGCAGACTGCCGAAGGTCGGGGTGTGAGTCCTTAGTAAGTCCGGGTATGTTAAACATCTGAGTGCCGAACGCTGCGTAAGGGTCACCGCCTGACCGGAAGATGTTAAGCATCTCAGCGTAATCCGAAAGCCACGCGAGTACTCGCGGCTCAATCTGCGAGAGGTCGCCCACAACGAGTTGGTAGCCCTCGGGAGCCATAATTGCTTTGC